CCACTGTACAAAAAGATAATGTTGTGGTAGAAGGTATGACATGGAGAAAACTAACCCCTCTCGAATGTGAGAGATTACAAACTGTGCCTGACAACTACACCAACCATGTATCCAAGACACAGCGATACAAGATGATTGGCAATGGCTGGACTGTAGATGTTATAGCACATATATTGAAAGGAGTAGACAATGAAGATTAAAAAGCTAATTAAATTACTAGGAGTAATTGAAGGAAAACTACCACAAGATATGTATGAGTTAGGAAGTTATACAAAACAAAATGGTAGTTGGGTAGGAATTGATGACATGGACTTCATACATCTAATGCGAGCATTTCAAAAAATTTCTAACAGATTAGAAGAACTAGCATTAAGTCAAGCAATATGGGATGATGCATTTAATCCTGCTAAAGACATACCTGTTTATACTAATAATGCACCACGATATGCATTTGCAGAAGTACCTAATAACATGTATGGTCAGTCTTTTGTTACTGCCGTAAAAGAATATATAAATAGAGATAGGTATAAGGTGCGTGTGCGAGGTCAATATCTTGACCATGACAAAATGGATGAAGGTGAAACATGGAAAAACTTTGAACGTGAAGTACCACTTGACAGGGCAAAGTGTATTCGTATATACCTTGATGAAAAGAAATGATAAATAAACTTATCAACCCAATAGCTAGGGCAATAGCTATGTCACGAAGAAAATATGCAACCCAAGTAGTCAAGCCTAAAAAAGGCAAAGGCTCTTACAACAGAAAAAAGGAGAAAGATAATGACAAAGAAAAAAGATAGTCCATTTAAAGTAAATATGAACAGTGAAGATGTTATCGTAGCAGGTGGCACAAGAAGAGTGTTTCTTCATTATCACAACAAACTACAAACTATGGTTAGAGATATAGAGGAAACAAAAGATGTTACATTGTCTCAAGTCAGAGTTTTAGAAGACCTTATACATGAGCTACATAGTTCTTTACAATTTGCACCACAAAAAAATACGGATGATACACCCAATCATTGGGGTGACTATGTATTGAGTTCTGACGATAGGGCTTGGCATCCAATGTGGAAAGTAAATTAATTTGACAAATAAAATATATATGATATAACACAATATCACTTAACAAAAATCTCACAAGTTGTGAGTAATTTAGAAAGGAGGCTTTTATGCCATTTGATATTATACCAACAGAAATACACGCAGTTCCTGATAACTTAGATTTTCAGGTATACTTTGAGCCATCAAAAGTTCATGACAAAAAATATGTTATTAATAATAAAACAGGTGAATACCTAAATGTAGTAGGTCATGGTTTTAGATGTGCCTCACACAAAGAGTTTTTTGAAGGTGTACAAAACACTATGGTTGAGAACATTCCTGATGCTATGTCAGGCTCTACTGTAAAGTGGGGTAGTGCTAGAAACAATGCATGGGCTATGATGGACATGACATTGCCTAATGTAACTAGCACAATAGAAACAGAGAAACACGAGACCAAGATAGGGCAGAGAGTTATTGCCTTACATGGTGTTGATGGGTCATGCTCTAATCAAGTATTCTTTGGAGCTATCGATTTCTTCTGTACAAATGGAATGATTACAGGAGAGTATGACAAGGTTAGACGTAAGAACACATCTAATTTTTGCATGGATAGATTTATACAGGAGCTTAACCAAAGCAGTGTAGACTTCTACGACCAAACACAAAAGCTACAGACTTGGGCAAATATAGAACTGCCAGTACACTCCATAAAGTCTTGGAAGGAGTACCTGTCATCCATTATGAAGTCAGATAGAAAGGCAGAGAAGATGATACCACTTGTACAAAAAGAAGTTCGTAAACGTGGCAGAAATGTGTTCGCCTTGTATAGCGCCTTTACTAACTATGCATCCTATGCAGATGATAGGAATGGTTTTAATCTACGAAACACAGGTAAAGATACTGTTAGTCAGTCCATGTGGGCTAGAGAGCAGGAAGTATCCAAGTGGATATCAACACCTGAATTTAAGAAATTGGTGGCTGCATAATGAAGCTAACCGAACTAGTAGATGATTACTATTTATCGTTTGAATACAACAACTTACGAGAAGAGACTAAAGCAAAATATAAATACTTTTTAAATATAATGTTAGACACTTCCGTAAGTAATGATAAGAGGCTAGGCAGTTATAAGCTGTCTAGTCTCACTACAAGGCTTGCCAAGTTAGCATACAACAAGTGGTGTGACAGAGGTGTTCCTTTTGCAAATCACATAATGTCTGTAACAAGAATTGCAGTTAATCATGGTATAAATATGGAACATTGTGTTCAGAATGTGTTTAGTAATATAAGAAGACGTACATCACCTAGTAGAAAAGTTGTGTGGACAAGAAAAAATGTATTTGATTTTTTGGATGAAGCATATTCTAACTACAAAACAAGAAGTGTTGGGTTAATTGCACACATGGCATACGAGTGGTGTCAAAGAATTGGTGATATGCGTTTATTGCAATGGTCAAACATAGATTTTGATAAAGACCAAATGCATATAGAACAATCTAAACGTAGAGCAGAAGTATTTTTACCCATACCTACAGGATTAGGTGAGATGTTAGTGAAGCAGAAAGAAGATTTTGGGTTTCAAAAGTATGTAGCACCCCAACCAAAGCTCTATAAAGGCTCTTACGTGCCGTATTGCATGTTTAAGCTACCTAAATTAGCTAGAAAAGTTATGAGCGCTGCAGGGCTTTCTGACGAGCTACGATTGTCTGACTTACGTAGGACAGGAACAGTTGAAATGGTAGACGCAGGTGTTTCAATGGGTAATATTATGTCTGTCACAGGACATGCCAACCCACAAAGTGTCAAACCTTACCTAAAAAACACATATAAAAGTGCTAATTTAGCATGTGAAATGCGTAGGGGGTTGACGGATGAATTAAACCATGATACAAGCATATTAAATGCCGACAAGGAAAGGTTATAATATATAATATGTATAATATATATGAATATGTTAAACAGTTAAATGTAGAGAATGGAGATACACGCAGATTAAATTGTCCTGTATGTAATTCCTACAAAACATTTTCTGTAACAAACAACATGGGTTCTCTATTGTGGAACTGCTACAAGGCATCTTGCTCTGTACGTGGTAGCACAAGAGTACATCTATCTGTAGATGAGATACGTGATATTCAAAACAAAAAAAGCTCACAAGTTGTGAGTAATTTTGAGTTACCTGAATATGTAGTGTCACACAATGGTAGAAGTGAAATAGATGATTGGTGTAATAAATGGGGTCTTGACCCACAAACACTTGATTTATTTTATGACGTAAAGGAACACAGGGTTGTCTTTCCTATAGTAGAAAATGGCAGAGTTGTCGATGCTACTGGCAGGTCTATATTTAATAAAATACCAAAGTGGAAGCGCTATGGTAGTTCGGACTTGCCTTATTCATTTGGATGTGGTAGTATCGCAATTGTAGTCGAGGATTGCATCAGTGCAGGAGTTGTGGGTAGTGATGTATATGTTGGGGTAGCTGTGTTGGGTACATCATTGTTAGACTCACACAAAAGATTCCTGTCGCAGTTCTCGACTACTATCATAGCATTAGACCCTGACGCATTGCCCAAGACTATTTCTTTTGCTAAAGAGTTACGTTCTCACGTTAGGGATGTAAAAATATTAAAACTAAAAGACGATTTAAAATATAGAAATGAAACAGATATAAATAATCTGTATAAGTTAACCCCAAAGGAGACACAGTTATGGAACTAGGATTGATTAGAAGTCTAATGGACAAGAGTTTTTATGACGACCATCGTGGTGCTAAATGCCCGGACAGGTTGTTTAGTAAGGATACTCGTAAAATAAAAAAGGCTATTGACATAGCCATGAGTAGATACGAAAGGTCTGTTACACCTGATGAGATTGAGGCATTGTTTATGTCTAGCAATCCATCAATGACAACAGCACAAAAACAGGCATACGGTTCTCTGTTTAGACAGATTAAAAATGAACAGCCTCTTGGAGAGGATGTAGCACAGGAAGTGTTATCAAAGTTGTTCCAACAGATTGTAGGAGAAGATATTGCAAACATTGGGTTTGATTATGTTAACGGCTCACATTCAAGCCTTGAACCTATCCGTAATATACTAGAGATGTACGGAGATGATTTTACACCTAACTTAAATGTGGAGTGGGATGATATGGATATAGAAACATTACTAGCTAAAAATGACCTAGAAGCACGTTGGTCTTTTAATGTACCTGCGCTAACAAGACAGGTAGAAGGAATTAATTCAGGACACTTAATTGAGATAGGAGCTAGACCTAATACAGGTAAGACTTCTTTCCACGCAAGTTTATTGGCAGGTCCTAATGGTTTAGCACAACAGGGCGCAAGTTGTATTATACTGTGTAATGAAGAGGGAAGCCATAGAGTTGGTGCAAGATATTTGACTGCAGCGACAGGCATGACCATGAGAGAGATTAGAGACAACCCAATTAAAGCTAGGGATTTGTATGAGCCTATAAAACAAAACATAAAGATAAAAGATGCTACAGGCAGAGATATGTCATGGGTTGAGAGTGTGTGTAAGTCATACAGTCCTGACATCGTGATACTTGATATGGGTGATAAGTTTGCACGTACAAGTGGGTTTGCAAGAACTGATGAAGCACTGAAGGCAAATGCAGTGCATGCTCGTATGATTGCAAAGGAACACAAGTGCGCCATGTTTTACATGTCACAGCTATCTGCAGATGCAGAGGGTAAGGTGTTGTTAAATCAAAGTATGATGGAAGGTAGTAGAACAGGTAAGGCTGCAGAAGCAGACCTAATGATTTTAATTGCTAAAAATCCACCAAGACAGGATGAGACAGAAGAGGATTTACAAAGGCATTTAAATGTGGTAAAGAATAAACTTACAGGATGGCATGGTGTCGTTCACTGTAATTTGAATTATCAAGTAGGAAGATATGAAGTATGAAATTAATTTTAGATGTAGAAAATACAGTTACAAAGAAAGATGGTAAAATGCACCTTGACCCATTTGAACCATCAAATAAATTGGTCATGGTAGGTTATTTAAAAGAGAATGGCGATTATAAGTTATACAGCC